ACTTACTAAATCCATTAATCCATCACGCATGTATTTTGCTCCTGTTTGTTAAAAATAATATATATGGTATTTTATTTAGGTCTAGAAATTTGTGTGTGTAAATTTTACCTAAAAGGGTTGTTTAGGTTATTATTATTATTTTTCTTCTTGTTCTACTAACGCAAGGCTTTGACCGCCTCGTAAACTAGATAGGTTGCCCTTTTTTTTGATTTCTACCCAACTAACGTTTGTCTCTTCATGGTTGTACGATTCGACTATCTCATACCCGATTAGTTCTAGTGCAGGTATAATTAGATCTCCTGGTGTATATGAGAATAACGCTTGTTCGAAATTCTTTACTGCTAGCGGTAAGTTGCAGTTATTATAAGTAAACAAAACAGTGCCACCCGGTCTAAGAAGATCGTAAATTTCTGTCAGATGATGTCGTATTACTTCGAATGGTTTGTAATTAAAATAGTTATAAGCAACAACTAACCCAAACTGATTACTAGGAAATTTTTTATAAATTTCATCACTATTTTCGTCGATTATATTGTACCTAATTCTCGATTGTAATTGCTTAGTCCACTTCTGTTTAACAGGACCAAGTAATAAATCATTTTCGTCGGAAATATACAAAGGATCACTATCGAGCATAGGATCAACATATTCGCCTTGCTCGGGTCTCAAGCAAATACCCGGGTATTTCCAATGACTGTTTGCTTTAATACGGCTTTTGAAATAATCTTTGATTTCGTCTTTATATATTAATGAACGAAACAAAGATCTATCTAATATATATTCTGCGTTATCTCTAGTTCCTTCTTCGTATAGTCTATAACTTTGTATCATGTAAGCACGTTCTTGCTCTTTTACATGCTGGTAAGTTGATTTTTTAAATTGACCCAACAGTGTATTAAGTTGAGTAAATGAGTTAATTATAGATTTTGTTTGTTGTTCTAATTCTTTAACAAGGGGTTTATTAAAATCGAATTTTTTTAAATTCTCTAATTTTGATGCAAGCTCTTTATCCAAGTGTTCGCAGTCGCTAACAAATTCAACTTTGTCAACTTGATTTTTATATTTAATAAAGTTACTTAAAGGTGATTTCATTACTCAAAGTCAAACAATTCGTTGAATGTATTAGTTATGTTAGTTCTATTTAACACATCCCAATCAAGCACTCCTAATAAGTTTTCGATCTTGTTATTGATAATTGTTTCTAGCATGGTGTCGTCGTCGAATGGAAGTTCCTTAAACCAATCGGGTAAGTTACTTTCGTCGATTGGATAAGCAACAGATGTAAACCCTAGCATATTATCTTTTAATTTGCATACAATAGTTTTCATTCCATCTGTAATTTCCATGCTGTAATTATCGGAGTGCATCTTGCGTAAGTTATTCCAATTAATACTTGCTCTTACGTGCCCTGGAATTGTTGCTTTTATCTTCTGTGTGCGTTCTTTCTTGTGTAAAGCACCGTACTTTGTAAGGTTATTTACACGTTTTGGTGTACCTTTAGTCCAACTATCTCTATCGGCAAACTCTTGCTTAAACTTGATTATTTTTTCAATAATATACTCTTTACCTTTATCGTTTAGAAGATCTTCTAATATTTCTTTTAAGAAGTCTTGCATGAACACAGGAGTATCCGAACGTTTTAAATCCAGTCCCATTGCTTTAACTTTACCCGGTTTGCCTTCGACATCATACCGCGTGCCTTCGTTGTCGTACACCATTATTGCGTAACGCTTTTTCTTAATAAACAGACCACTTGATCCTGTAACTTCGCGTCCACACTTAATAATCTCGCCTTTTGGGATTGGGCAGTTATGTCCCTTTTGCATATATGGAGGGAAACTTATATTAATTTGATCCGCAATCTCTTCGTACAATGCAGTAGCAATATCTTTGTTCCAATCGGCACCATTATTAACTGCTTCTTCCATTACTGGCCAGGCTGAGAAGTAACACGAATCTGTGTCGCCGTATACTATGCATTCTCCTACGTAATCGTATTCGCCGGTTAAACATTCATTAGCAAATGCATCCATGTGTTTAGCAATAGAACGCCCAGTAAGTGTTGTTGATTGCCCGATACGTTTATCGAAAAATCTACAGTGCGGATTCAAAATCGCACCGTACAGCGAGTTTAATCCAATCTTTTTTACTAACTGTCTTTTATCCCAAAATGCTTTTGCTTGTGGGTCGGTTGCTTCTGATTTTTTCTTTTGCATTACTTTGCGTTCTGCATACCAGCGTTCTAGCAGTCCTGGAATAATTCCTTCTCTTTCTAATGTAAATAGTGTTCCGTTACTACTTAATGTCCAATTACTATTTGTATTGAATATAATTTCATGTAGTTCGTATGCTGTGTGTACTGTGCTTTCGCCGTTTATCCAATCTACTGTTAATTTGACACCGGGTTTTTCTTCCATAACAGCGGTATATTCTAATGTAGCAAACAACCCTTCCCATGCCGCGGCAAACGACGAACCTTTACGGGTCTTGCCTTTGTCGTTAACAATATCTGCCATTTTGGACTGTATTAGTTTTTCGGTTTCGGTGGGTCTTATTTGTCCAATGATAGTTTCCGGTGCCATATTTAACGCACGAATAACTGACGGATATAGCGAATTGATATCCACAGATCCTATCCATTTATGTATTCCTGCTTTCGGTTGTGCTACATAAGCACCTGCGGCCGCAGTATCGCCTTCGTGTCTTACTTTGTTGGGCACAACCATTCCGCGTTCGTGTGATTCGTTAATAATTGCTTGTTCTGTTACAGCAACAGCACCCATAGTTGTTGGGATTAACACGGTGTTTGCGTGAGCAATTTCGTTTGCTAGTTCGATAAACTTGAGTTTTTCTTCCATCTTTGCTAACAACATAGTATCTTGTCTATTGTAGTCGATGAACTTCTCAAAATCGCTATTGTACAACTGATCTAGTGTGCCTTTATATGCTACTTTTCTTTCACCAAGTTCATGTTCGGCAATCGCATCTAACGCATAACTGTGCATCTCTTGGTACGTGTATTTTCTGTACAAGTCCATGTAGTCGAGGTGTATACGTCCGTTAAGTGTGTATGTTTCTTGTTCTGCTCCGTATTTCTCGTATTTCTTTTTCTTTGGAAATATGTCCCATAAACAAAAACGTCGTGTATCGTTCTTACTTAACACACGTATAACACGATTTACTAAGTAAGGAATATCAAATCCTTCCGAGTTCCATCCGCTTAGTACGTCAGCATCTTCAATTAAGTCTAAAAACGTAGATAGCAAACCTGCTTCATCATCGAATAAAAATGTATTATCGAATTTATTTGCTATATCTTGTGCTATGCTTTTATCCATTCCTTTTGGTGGGAGTGCAAGACATATTAACTGTTTGCTCCAATCAAGGTAAACAGCAATAGCAGTTATTTTATTAAATGGATCACTAGGCGGACTAAAACCTTTATCGGGGTGGAAATCTGTTTCAATATCAAAGAATGCTGTGTGCAATTCTGGCGAATCTTTGTCTTTATAATTTTCTTCTAGGCATTTGTTAATTACGTTTATGTCACTTTCGAAGAGTTTATGAGCACTATGTATAGCAACTTCGCGTTGAAATTCACGTTTACTTTTAGCAGTTATACGTGTAACTGGATCGCCGAAAATGTTTTTATAAGCACCGTTTAAGTCGTTGTAATAAAACTCGTACTTAGGTTTATACTCTACTAATACACGTTTTCCATCTACACGTTCGCACAACTGTATTCTATCAGTGTCGCTATTGTATATTGCATCTACATAACTCATATAAGATTACTTAGTCGGTGCGGCCTACAGTCTCTAAAATATCTTCAAGTAGTGAATGTTCTTCTTGCTCTTTTTGGTACTGTACTTTATATGCTGTGCGTACTGCTTTACGCAAAACCGATGGCTTAATCTCCATTTCTTCGGCAATTGCCTTGATAGTATCTCTCAGTCCTTCGTTTAGGATATCTACTTCGCTCATTACACTAATACCATCTTTGAATAGTTGATCTAGTTTACGTTTTTGATCTTCGTTAAATGTGGGCATTTTTTTGACTCCGTTGTTATAAAATTTCTATTTAACTTATTATAACTAGGTTATCAAAAAAATAGGTGCTCAAAAGCACCTATTAGTAGGTTTCGGTAGTGGGTTAATCTTTAATCCACTTGTATGCACCTTGCCCTAAGTATTCTCCTCTAGAGTACCCTCGCTTCTTCATTTCTTTAGCAATGTATTCGTCTTTAACGTCTTGCGATAACGAATCCCATTCTTTTCCGTCATTTTCTGCCTGTTTTCTTGCATCCTGCAATGCATAGTAACTATTTAATGCTTCCATTTAATCTCTCTTGTTTAGATTAAGAGTTGCTTGATCCATTTTATCAAGACTCATATCGACGTAAGATTTAATGTTCTTCATATCGTCCTTAATTTTATCAAATTCATCTTTTGCTTGCGCCATGTCTTTTAACTTACTATCAATATCGTCTTCTTTTTTATCTAGACGTCTTAAATGATGTTCTTGGTTTCTGTTAATCTTTTCTTGAGCCTCGATTTCATCTTGCTGTTGTACGTTAACTTGCTCTACATCATCGACATCGTCCTCAACATTGTGTACTTCGCTTTCAACATCTTGTACTTCATCCTGCATAAATTTAACAAATGCTTCGAGGTCGGTTTTTGCATATGCGTATTTGTTTCTTGCTTTCTTAACAAGATACTGCATCTTAGGATCCTTAATAGCAATCATTTGAGGATCTGTTGTTACTTCGTCGTCGGTTTCAAATAAGTCGCGTAAGTTCATTCTTCGTTAATCTTTTTCATATTGATCTTTCATCTCTTCTGTAACATCAGCAATTGCTTTAAGTAAGTGACCTAATGTTCCTTGCTCATTGATTGCCCAATTAGCAACACTATAATCGCC